GGCCTCCCTAGTTTCACTTGGGTAGTTGTCTTATTATTACATAAGGTTTGCAACTTTAACCCGGCGATACCAAGCATTGGTATTTGCATCAAGAGACGCATTGGTGTTAACTGTGTCTGCCGCAGCAACTGCACCAGATGCAGCAAATGGGTTAGCAGCCATTCCGTAACGTGTCTTAAATCCAATTTTTGGTTGAAAGGAATTCTCACCAACCGCACGAACCATCTGAAGAGGAACGTATGGGCAGTAGAAAAATCCTGCATCATAAGGTGATGTGCCCTTATATCCACAAACATAGTACTGACCAGCAGCTACGTTAGCAGCATATGGATCTACATAAACCTTGAAGCGACCATTCATAACACCAGCAAAGGTGGTAGAAGTGTCATCAACATTTAAGTTATTGCTAAGAGCAGGAGTGTAATCAAGAACACCTGCCATCTGAAGAGCAGAAGCAACGTCAGCTGAAACAATCAGCATGTTACCTTTACCCCTACGAGTCTGTTGACCGATAGCATTGGCATCACGTTCTATTGCGAACATAAGACCCTTGAATTTCTCAACTGACCAACGACCATTTGAGTCGGTGTCAAGATCGAAAATACCAGCAGTTGTCGTATTAACCTGAGCACCAGCAACAGCTGTTACATACAGGGAACGAATAACTTCACGATTGATTTCTGCAAGAATTTCAGAACTAAGAATATTAGCAAGTTCTGTTTCTGCATCTAAACCGTGCAGTGCTTTCAAGTCTTGAGCAAGTTCCATCGTGTACTCTGCTTTGAGGGCCCGAGAAACCGCCGTAACGGTTGACTTTTCGATTGAGAATGCCATCTCTGCGAAATGGTTATCTCCACTGTCACCTAATGCTTCTGCCTGAGCAGTAGTCATACCAGTAGCACTTGTGTAAGTACCAACTGGACTATCGTTTAGAACGGAAGGGTTAGTTTCTGTAGCAGCAACGTCACCACCACCGATAGTACCGGCTTTGTTCTGGTTGGATGCACCCTGTTTACCAGGCATAGCTTCGTCAACGAGTGCTTCTGCACCATCCTGAGATATGAACGAGGAGCGCATTGCAAAGATAAGACCAGTAGGCCCTGTCATTGGCTGCACACCACATACGTCATACGCAATCAGGTTAGGCATTGCACGACGAACTAATGAGATCAAAATTGGATCCCACGTATCCATCTGGCCGCCAGACATTGCGTTAACTGGAGCAACTTCAGTAAGGAACCCTTTGTCCTCCAAAAGTGCTTTTTCTTGGTTTTCTAGGATGAGAGTGGTAACTGCCCGCTTGTAAGAATCCTCAATCTTTGGAAGATCGGGGTGTTCTAGGACTGGCTGCCACTTTTCCTGTAGATGTTCTGTCTGAAACATTTGTTTCTCCTTTTTTTACATCTTTATTATAATTTATTATGCACTCGCCTTTTGATCACGACTGATAGCTGACATATACTTTTGCATCGTATCTGTCGTATCAATGTCCTGTGCGGTGCCACCATCTACATCATTTATTGTCTCAGCAGTTGAAGATGTTTTTACTTTTGGAAAATAATTTTCCTTTAATGTATTAAGTTTTTCACGGAAGGAAGCTTCATTATCAAATTCGACATCTTTAGTCAACTCTTTGAACTTTTCAATTTCAGTATCGGCTAAATCTTCAGAAACCTCGGAAATAACCTGTTCACGAACTAGAGTAGTTTTAGTATCACTAAGTTCAACATTCTTTTGAATTGTTTCATTTAGCTTCTCTTCTAATTCGGAAATCTTTTCAGATTGTGCTTCCAGAACGTCATACTTTTCGTCTGGAACATCAATGTAATGGTCTTCAAACAACTGTTTCAGGCCAGAAATAAAGTCTTCAGCAATTTCGCCTTTAAGTCCACGTTCAATTGCTAACTCGTTTTCTTTGGTCCATTCGTCTACAACGTAGTTGAGATAAGTATCTACCTTCTCGGTAAGTTCATCCTTGAAAGTATCCATTTCTTGTTCTCTTGCAGTATTATTGTCTCCCTCAATACGTTCTATTTCAGACCGTATCTTGGATTTAACTGCAGCTTCAAAAATTGTAGCTGCCTTTTCTTTGAACTCTTCTGAAAGGTCTTCACCTTCTACAAGAGCTGCAACATCTTCTTTAACTGAGATGTTTTTGATTTTCTCTTCAATCTCGGCTTTGGCATCTTTAAGTTTCTTTAACTCTGCCTCAGACTCATCATCGTCTGTTTCAGCAAGGTCATCACCGTCATGATCGATCTCATCTCCAGCTGCAAGTTTACGTTTTTGTGTAACTTTTCCTTCTGGAGGTGCGCCCTTTACTTTGGTATCACTAGGTTTTCTTTTGCCGTTTATTT